GCGCGTGAAATTGCGTCAATAAATCCTCTGTCAGCGTTTGCGATTCCGTTAATTACTTCGGTTGATTGTGGTGTTGGAATAAATCCAGCGTTGTTTCCTGTGGTGTCAGCTGCCATTACATATTGACGGCTGTCTTCATTACCTAGAGCTGCTCTTAATGAGTGTTCTAAGTATGATCCTTTAGAAACAATTGGGCTTCTTGGTGCTGTGAAGATTGCAGGGCGTGCGTTACGTTCCTGTGCTTCAACAGCTGGGGTTGCTACAACTTCTGTTGCAACTTCCTCTACTACTTCTGGGGTAACTTCGTTTGACACGATAGTTTCCTCGCTTTCTGTTGGTTGTGAAGTTTCTGCGCTTGCAGCTACTTCGGTTATTTGTGCGTATTCGCCAAATGCTGGAAATGTGACGTGTGAAACTTCTTTAAGAGTTGCTTCATTAACAATTACTTGTTCACCTTTGGTGACGTAGTCGTCAATCATTGCGCCTACGCTAAAACCAGTTCTTAAACCCTCTTGTGCTTCGGCTAATGCGTCATCACCTGCATTGGTTCGTGCTATCTTGAATGTTCCGACAATTCCCTTGTCGTCTTCTTCGTATCTTGATAATTTGCCTATTGGTCTGGTCATATCGTGTTCGGTAAAAAGTTTTATACCTTCACCGATTTTTAATGAGCCTTGTTGAAATACAACGTCACCCATATTGGTATGTCCTACTTGACCAAAAGGAACAATAACGCCTGTTAATTCACGTTTTGATGAATTAGCTGCGATAATGTCGGTTGAGAATTTAATAAAGTTATTCATTTATTAGGTTCTCTCTTTCTCTTGCCTCACTAATTGTCATTACGCCTAGTGGGATAAGTTTTGCATAAATGTCTGCACGTTCTTGTGCGCTTGGGCTATAAAATTCTTCTAAATCATATTTTACTACAGAACCTCGTGGGGTAATGTCGTTATCGCTAAGCCTTTGTGTAATACAAGTCATTAAAGGACGTAAAGATAAATCAATTAAGCTACGTCTTTCAGCTGTGACGTTACTATAAGTCATTGACCCACCTGCATTCCCGCCAACGTAATACTCTGGCAAATTACAAGCCCTAGCAATCTCAGAAGCCATATATTGACGTGCTTGGTTTAGCGTTAATTGTTCTGGGCTAAATCCTATGCTTTGAAAATCTATTGTGTCGTTTACAAAAGCTGTGCCACGTGTTTGTCTTGCTTCTTTCCAAGAATTTAATAGGGCTGTAACTCTTTCAGCTGGCATTGGCAAGTTTGATTTTAACACAACGTTAGGTGTTGGTTCGTCTGCAAATCTTTTAACTGCCTTTTCTAATGCAAGTGCTGTAAGTATTGTTGTTCCTGCTCTTACAAGTAGTCCCTCGTCATATCCTGTAAATGGAATTAAAGAACCTAAACCATTTTCGGGTACACGATTTCCGTCTACGCTGTAATAACGTACGTTGTGACCTAATGAATCTAAAGTTCTTGTAATACGACTTACTGAAATCCATTCAGCAGATAAAGGGCGTCCGTCTGTGCCAAGTTCAAGTGTTCTTAAATATCCTTGACCTGTAAATAATAAATCTTCTGCCAAAAATGTGTAAACAGATTGTCCTGTCATACGTGGGTCTGGTTGTCTAATAAAAGGTGGGGTCGGAACTTTACTGTTGTTTGATTCGCGTCTAACTTCTAGTGGTAATGATCCGATAGTTGCACAAATAATGTTTCTAGCTCTTGCAACGGCTGGTACTTGCATTGCTTGGGCGCGTGATACTGCTGATAAACCAAAATAGTCAAAAGGTTGGGCGTATTGTTGATAATTGTATGGTGCTACAGCTGCGTCTACTTTGTTTGCGCTGTTGTCTGGTGTAACACCTAAGAGATTTTGGAAGAAGCCCATAACTTCTAATTCTTTACCAAATCGTTATAATAGTCAAGCACCTAAGCAACTACAATGTCTTGGTTTTGTGACCTGCCACCATATTCAGTTGCTTTATGGACGGCTAAAATCATACTTATTGCAGCTGTGGATACTTTACGTCTCATCACATACCAAGCACCTGTGTCGTTTGTTTTCTTTATGCAAGAATTTATGCTTGCTGTTAAATCTGGTTGGTTGGAGTGAGCTAGTCGTGCACCTGACATAGCACTAAGTACTTCGTCGCACGCTTGGTAATACTTTGACCCTTGTATAACTTCTGCGTTTATTCCTGATTGACGTAATTTGGCTACTACTGAATCACCTGTAAACCTGTTAGCCACTATTGCTTCTGCGTTATAATGTTTAGCCCATTCTGATATGCGCCCTGCTATATGTAAATCATCTATTGGGTTATCTGATTCAACAAATTCCATTAAACCTACAGCTATAGTCCTGTCTTCTAGTATTTGTGCACCTGTTAAAGCCCAAGTGTTACGCTCTGGTGATATTTCAACACCAAGCCAAGTTGGTCTGTCTGGTTTAAGTTCAAGGTTTGGTTGCATACAAGTATTCCACGTTCCCATTTGCCAAGCACCATTCATTGTTTCTACCCATTGACATAAAACTTCTGTTTGAAATATCTCAGGTGGGTCACTTAACCTGGCTTTTAACGCGTCTATTGTTATTGTTTTACCAAGTGCAGGATTTGCTTCTTTCCAACCCTCTATATCGCTTAATTTTCTGTTTGGTGTAGCTGACCATTCCATAAAACATAATGGGTCGTCTAAATTTTTTTCAATTTTGTCAAGTGCTCGTTGTCTCATAGCATTTAACACAATTGAGTAATGGTCGCCAGCATTTGAGATACCCCAAAACTGTGAGTTCGGCCTAGCGTTCATAGTAAACACAAGTGCTGAATAAGCGTCATAGGTTTTTTGTTGTCGTAACTCGTCAAGTATTACTAGATCACTTGACAAACCTCTTGCGCCACCACTATTTGACGCTACAATTTTGTAACGCATACCATTTTTAAGTTGTATTTCTTCACGACCATTAGCCCTTGTAACGTGTCTTACTTTTCTTCTCAACCAATCATAATTATCTATAACTTCAACAACTTTTCTAAAAGTCTCCAACGATAAATCTCTTGTTTGGGCACTTGCTATTTGTAATTCTTCGTCCCAAAGAAACAACCCTGCCAGAATACGCATACGCAACAAGTGTGTTTTACCATTTTGTCTAGCCGCAATAGCCAACACGTTTTTGTAAGCCCACGTACCATCTTGTTTAACTTTTGATGCTTCGTTAATTAAATACTCTTGCCATTCCATCAATGGCATATCTATTTGCCGAGCAAACTCGGCGACTTCGTTACCTCTAGTTGGGAGAGCTAGTGGAGTGGTCTGAATTCTCGGGGTTGAGTTTCCTAAGGTTGTCAATTGGGTCTTCACCTGTCTCTAACTCTGGTTTTTCTTTACGTCCATACAAACTCAAACCATACTTATCTAAGATCTGTTGCAACTGCCCCATATACTTAACTTCTTCAATAGGTTTTAACGTTCCCCCGTCAAGAACACCAGCTAAAGTAAACGCCATAGCAATACCAGCTGCGTCAAGCTCTGTAATAATTCCCTGACGTAACGCTTCTTCGTGAGCACGATCTAATGCAGGCAAAATTCTGTGTTTTTCTTCTTTAATCATTACGACTAACTCCTTTAGGTAATTCAAACGGCGTTTTTAACTGTTTTGGGGAGGTTTTACTGGCAGGGGTCGGTGGGTGTCCTGCGCCCATAAAAAATGGGGTTGTTTTGTGTTTATTTTTCATTACTTGGCGTCTGGCTTTGTTGTTTCTGTCTTTAATGTACTGTTCTTCTGTCCTGTTTCCTTTAGAATAGTTGCAGTTCGAGCAAGCACTAACGAGATTATTGATTGAATTGTCGCCACCTTGCTCGACGGGTGTGAGATGATCGACTGTAGTAGCTGTAGGTATTCCACAGTAGTAGCAGGTGTGGTTGTCTCGTTTAAGTATGGCTTGTCTAAGTGCTCGCCATTTTCTTGATGATCCATTACGTTTTATTCTACTATGCATATTGTTTATTATATGTTATGAACCTTTGAGTGTTGAAGTACAGAGAATGGCTTGAATGTAAACCATTCTCTAAGTTTGAACCCCTGAGGTTTCGTACTATCGAATGGAAGCCTTATTGGTTATTCGGCTTAGTCTCGCCATATCTTGATAAATCTTGATTACTATTAGGAGACTCGTTAATAGCTGTTTATCAAGTCGTAACTTCTCGTATTGTTACACGCTATGCAGATAAGGCATAGGTGATTAAGACCCTCTAACGGCCATTAAATTGGCTATCAACCAACCCTCAACTTTTACTTTAGACTTGGCGTGAGCGACCAAGGTGATACTTATATCAGTTGTTATCTGTAATCGTCAATACGTGGGTCTTGTATTGAATCCTCTATAAATCTTAAATTGTCTTTTATTTGTAAATCACGATCTATTTGGTCTTGGTATTCTTGTAATGCTTTCTTAGCTTCTAATTTTTTTTGATAGCATTTAGCGTCTTTGCATAACACTTCTATGCTGTTTTCGTAATCGTAGTGGAAGTGTAAATAAATTGTATCACTCATTTGATACCCATTTTCTTTTTAACAGCTGCAGGTGTTATAGGTACTTTAGGTTCACAATCTTCGTGCAATAATTCTTTGGCAATCATTATGTGACAACGTTTACACCAAATATATGTAGACATTATTTGAGATACAACTTAATTGCTACAGCTAATGACGCAACGCTTATAAACGCGCCTGTAAACATTCCTACTATGAATTGTTGCATTAC